GGTAACGCGCTACCCTGATGTTTTTCTAGCGATAGCATAAAAGAGGACGTTTCGTTTTATTATGGAAATACAAATAGTTGATATAGACAGCGTTATACCATACGCAAAAAATCCGCGAAATAATAAAGAAGCTGTGTCGAAAGTAGCGGCATCATTGAAAGAATTTGGTTTTAGACAGCCTATAGTAGTTGACGCGGAAATGGTTGTAATCGCTGGACATACGCGGTTAGCGGCATCTTATAAAATAGGTTTAAAGCAAGTGCCGATTCATATTGCAACCGACCTCACAGAAAATCAGATAAAGGCATATAGAATTGCAGACAACCGCGTTAGCCAAGAGGCGAAATGGGATGAAGATTTACTGGCGATTGAATTAGGCGATTTAAAGCTAGATGATTATGACCTATCGCTTACAGGTTTTGATGATAATGAATTAGATGCGTTACTAGCTGAAGCGATAGAAGAAGGGCTGGTCGATGAAGACCAAGTGCCAGCAGAACCAGAACAGCCAGTTAGCGTTATTGGTGATGTTTGGATATTAGACCAGCATAGGGTTATGTGTGGCGACAGCACCAGCATCGATGCGGTAGATAAACTAATGTATAACCAGCAAGCTGATATGGTTTTCACAGACCCGCCTTATGGGATGTCTTATGGGGGTGGACGAGCTAGGGGAGACCATTTATCTTTTAAAAACAGGTCGGGCGATATAAAAGCGCACGGAATGATTAAAGGTGATGATTTGCAAGGTAATGATTTAATAGACTTGGTTAAAGACGCAATATCTTTATGCATTCAATCATCTAAACAGGGCGCGGCATATTATATATGTTTCACTTGGCGCACTTATTCAGAATTCGAAGAAGCCATAGAATTAGGTGGTGGTCATGTGGCTAACTGCATTGTCTGGGACAAAAAAAGCATAGGTTTGGGGAATTCTAATTATAGACCACAGCATGAATTTATTTTTTATGTTAAAGGTGGTTCTTGGTATGGCGACAAAAGTGAGAGTGATGTTTGGTATATGAGTCGCGGCGCGACAGGTCAGTATGTTCATCCAACACAAAAGCCAGTTGAATTAATAGAACGCGCTTTGAATAATAGCAGTAAAGCTGGCGATGTAATTCTAGATGTTTTTGGCGGTTCTGGTTCTACATTAATAGCGTGTGAAAAAACAGGTCGAAAGGCTAGGTTAATGGAACTAGACCCTAAATATGTAGATGTAATAATTAAACGATGGCAAGATTTTACAGGCAGAAAAGCAACACACGCCGAATCTGGCAAAACATTTGATGAACTAGAAAATGTCAGCAACAACATTTCCGCTTGATACAATAGCAAAATTATTAGATTTGACCCCGCGTAGGGTTCAGCAACTATCGGCAGAGGGCGTTATACCGAAAGCAGAGCGTGGAAGATATGAATTAGTGCCAGCCGTTCAGGGTTATGTTAAATATCTTAAAGAAAGGTCAATAAGGGCTGATACATCTGGCGATGATTATAACGCCCATAGAACGCGGCTAACAAAAGCTAAAGCAGACATGGCAGAAATGGAAAAGGCGCAAATAGAAGAACAGCTTATACCAGCTAATGATGTGGAAAAAGTATGGGTTGAGGTTAGCCAGAATATGCGTCAGAAATTATTGACCTTGCCACAACGCGCCGCCCCTGAAGTTTTTGCCGCAGAAAAATTAGTTGAAGTTAAATCGATTTTAAAAGAACAGGTTTATGATGCCTTACAAGAAATCGCGGAAATTGAAGTCAGAGTCAGTCAGCCTATCCGCGCATCCGACAGCGATACGGATAGCACAGGCAACGCTGAACACGATGAAACCGCCAACAGACCTAAAGCTGGATGAATGGGCTGATAAATACAGACGTTTATCAGCGGAATCATCCGCAGAAGCTGGCTTATGGAATACTAATCGCGCCGCATACCAGCGCGGAATGATGCAAGCTATATCAGACCCTGCTATTGAAAATGTAGTTTTTATGACAGGGGCGCAAGTTGGCAAAACAGAAATTATAAATAATGCTATAGGTTATTTCATACACAACCAGCCGTCGCCAATGTTGGTTGTTCAACCGACTTTAGAAATGAGTAAAATGTGGTCTAATGATAGGCTTGCGCCTATGCTTAGGGACACGCCAGTTTTAAAGAACGCGGTTAAAGATGCGCGGTCTAGGGATTCAGGTAATACACTTTATCAGAAATCATTTAGCGGCGGTTATATAGCTATTGTTGGCGCAAATAGCGCGGCTGGGCTGGCTTCAAGACCAGTGCGGTGCGTTTTTTTAGATGAGGTTGATAGATACCCGCATTCGGCTGGTTCAGAGGGCGACCCGATAGATTTGGCAAGGGCTAGGACTAAAACATTTAGCTATAATAGAAAAATCGTGATGGTATCAACGCCAACTAATAAAGGCGCGTCCAGAATTGAAGCCGCTTATGAAGAATCTGACAAGCGTATGTATTATGTTCCATGCCCAGATTGCGACCATAAACAGACCTTGAAATGGTCGCAAGTTAAGTGGGAACAAGATAAACCTGAAACCGCACATTATATTTGCGAAGAATGTGGCAGTGTATGGGATGAAGCAAAGCGATTAAGGGCTATAAGATTCGGCGAATGGCAAGCGACCGCCCCTTATACTGGCACTGCGGGGTTTCATCTTAATGGCATTTATAGCGTTTGGGTTGGTTTAGACAGGGCGGCTAAAGAATTTCTAGCCGCAAAAAAATTGCCCGATACATTGCGCGTTTTTATAAATACCTATTTAGCTGAATCTTATGAGCAAGAGGGCGAACGCGTGGATGATTATGCGGTTGCAGAACGCGCTGAAGCGTTTGGCGATAGGTTAGATAGCCGCATCCAGATAATAACCGCTGGAATTGATACGCAAGACGATAGGCTGGCTATTGAGGTTGTAGGACATGGTCGGGACGAAGAAACGTGGAGTTTAAGTTTTAAAGAACTTTACGGCGACCCATCGACGCCCCAATTATGGCAAGATTTAGACAACGAACTAAAAGCAACTTACATAACCGAAGATAATCGCAAGCTAGACATCCGCGCCGCTTGCATAGATTCGGGCGGTCACTATACGCAAGCCGTTTATAATTTCGTTAGAAGCCGTGAAGGTCGCCGCATTTTTGCTATAAAAGGTATGGCTGGGGAAAGCCGCCCGATTGTTTCCAGACCCAGCCGAAACAACATCGGCAAGATAAGGTTGTTCACTTTGGGGGTTGACAACATCAAGGAATTGATTTTTTCGCGATTAAAGATTATAATTGAAGGGGCTGGATATTGTCATTTTCCAAATGACAGACCAGATGAATATTTTAAACAGCTTGCGGCATCAGAAAAGATTGTCACAAAGTTTCATAAAGGATTCCCACGGCGGGAATTTGTAAAAACAAGAACGCGGAATGAAGCATTAGACTGCCGCGTTTACGCTATAGGGGCTTTAGCTATTTTGAATTTGAATCTAAATGCTTTAGCAGACCGCACTGAAAAACGTAAAGCTGAACAATCAGCCGATGAACAACCGTCTGTAAATAGACAATATCAACAAAGAAGAACTAGCAATTTTGTGAATGGGTGGCGTTAATGGTTAATTTGTTTGATAACACTAACGCCCCTAAGTTAGAACCAGACCAGATTGTAGTCGGTGACAGGTCGGTTTGGCGTAAAACAAATTTAGCTTCAACCTATCCATCCGACACTTATTCAGTTAATTATATTTCTAGGGTTACTAGCGGCGGCGGTACACATGAATTTAGTGTTTCGGGTGTCGCTGATGGAAATGATTATCTATTTACAATTTCATCAGCTAATTCAGATGAATATGATGTCGGGCATCACCATTGGCAATTAGAGGTTACAAGAACGGCGGATTCAGAGCGCATTATTTTGCAAACTGGGAGTTGGGATATTATAACCGACTTAGATAACAATATTGACCCGCGCTCACACGCTGAAATTATGATTGAGAAAATAGAAGCAGTTTTGCAAGGTCGTGCCGATGCTGATATTGCCAGTTATAGCATACAAGGAAGGTCTTTGACTAAGATTGCGCCTAACGAACTGATAGAATGGCGCAATTTTTATCGCGCAGAATTGACAATGGAACACAGAAAAGACCACATCAAGAACGGTAGGGCGACATCAGCAACCATAAAATATAGGTTCACATAATGGGGTTTTTCGATTTTCTAAAGAAACAAGAGCCAAAAGTCGCTTCAAAGCGCAACTATGCGGCGGCTAGGGGTGGCAGATTATTCGGTGATTTTCTAGGGGCAGACAATTCAGCGGATGGCGAATTAAGATTTAATCTAGAAACATTGCGCAACAGGTCACGAGAATTAGTCCGCGATAATGAATTTGCGCGTCGTTATATGACGCTTTTAAAAACAAATGTGGTTGGCGATACTGGCTTTCATTTGCAAGTCAAGGCGCGAAATGAGGATGGCAAGCTAGACGCGTCTGGGAATACTATAATTGAAAATGCATGGAAACGCTGGGGTCGTTTAGGTTCGCCAACAGTTGACGGCAAAATGACATGGTATGACTGCCAGCGGTACGCGATAGAGGCGTTAGCGCGTGACGGTGAATGCTTTATTAAGTTAATTCAAAATTCTAGATATCGCGATGGGTTTGCTATACAGTTTTTAGAAGCTGACATGATTGATGAAAAAAAGAACGACGTTTTAGACAATGGCAATCAAATTCGCATGGGCATTGAAATGGATAAGGCTCATAAACCGATTGCCTATTGGGTTTTAACAGCGCATCCGAACGATAAATATTATTTACAGCATCAAGAGCGCAAACATCAGAGAGTTCCCGCGTCTGAAATAATTCATCTTTATATGCCAAATCGGATGCATCAATCGCGTGGCGAACCATTCATGGTTTCAGCTATGTCTGCGATGAAAATGTTGGGCGCGTATCGTGAAGCTGAAGTTATTGCGGCGCGGTTAGGCGCAAGCCAGATGGGTATGATAACAACGCCAAGCGGCGATGATTATATGGGTGATGGGCTGGAAAACGATTTTACGCCAGTTATAAATGTAGAACCAGCCGCTATGCATCAGTTGCCAGCGGGTTATGATTTCAAAATGTTTAGCCCTGAACATCCTAATACTGGCTATGCGGAGTTTGAATCTGCAATGCTACGCGGTATTTCATCGGGGTTAGGCGTATCTTATGCCAGCTTATCTAATGATTTATCCAGCGTAAATTATTCTAGTATTCGCCAAGGCGCGCTAGATGAGCGCGATGGATATCGCGCATTACATCAATTTATGATTCAGCATTTTTGCGAACCTATTTTTAGACATTGGCTAGAATCAGCCATGGATTTCGGTGGCATACCATTGCCAGCATCAAAGTTTGATAAGTTTAGCGACAATTCCAACTTTAGGGGTCGGGGATGGAATTGGGTAGACCCACTAAAAGAGATTAATGCGGCAGTGGTCGGGTTGAATAATGGGATAATGTCAATGCAAGATGTGGCTGGACATTATGGTCGCGACGTCGAAGAAACATTTAGCGCGATTAACCGCGATAAAGAACTTGCAGAACAGTTTGGTTTATCAATGGCGTTTGAGCCGTTTGGCACTAAATTGCCTGTTGAAGCTGATATAGCTGGGGGCGATGATGGCGACGTATAAAGGCGAAGATATAGACCTAAAGCCAACTGAAGCTATGGCAAATGAAGCGCAACGCGGTTTAGATTGGCGCAAGGAACATGGTCGCGGCGGCACTGAAGTGGGTGTCGCTAGGGCTAGACAGTTAGTTAATAGACAAGAATTGTCTGCTGATACTGTTCGGCGAATGCATAGTTATTTTAGCCGCCATGAAGTTGATAAACAGGGCGAAGGGTTTACACCAGATGAAGATGGATATCCATCGGCGGGGCGTATAGCATGGGCGTTATGGGGCGGCGATGCTGGACAAAGCTGGGCGCGGAACAAAGACCGCCAGCTAGACAACATTGACGAAGAACGCGGAATATCAGATAATGTCGAAACACAAAAAATAGGTGATGAAATGGAAAAGCGGCATATTGTGGATGTGCAAGAATTAGAAGATGCTTATGTCATCACTTTTGCAAAGCCACGCGAACAAGAATTAGAAACATCTGGAAACGATGAAATGGAATCTAGACCATATCACGATGAAGAAGAAGAACGCATTAGCCGCGCAGATTTAACTTTACGCGCTATGGAGTTAGAAGAAAAAACAATAGACACAGAAAAAAGAACTGTATTGGTTGGAGTTTCATCAGAAGCACCAGTTGAACGCAGTTTTGGGCTAGAGGTCATTGACCATTCTCGCGAAAATATGAACCTTGATTTTTTAAATTCAGGTCGTGCGCCATTATTGCTAAATCACGACATGGAACAGCAAATCGGGGTGGTTGAATCTGTTGAACTGGATGAAAATGCTCGTAGACTACGCGCTAGGGTTCGCTTTGGAAAAGGTGAGCGCGCTTCAGAAGTGTTTGACGATGTTGCCGATGGCATTCGGCAAAATATCAGCGTTGGTTATCGCATAGATAGCCGCGTTGAGCGTGAAAACGACCCAGAAGATTATTATCGGGTTGCTACTACGCCAATGGAAATTAGTTTTGTTCCACTTCCAGCAGACCAGTCCAGTCAGGTTGGGGTCGGACGTTCGCTTTCCGAAACTTTAATATCAACTCCAATCGAAAGGAAATCTGAAATGTCAGAAAATATCGATTTAGAGGCAGTTAAAGCGGAAGCCGCCAAGACTGCCCAGCGCAATGCAAAGGACATAATGACCCTTGCGCGCAAACATAACAAGGCTGATTTAGGTGAAGATGCACTTGGTCGCGGATTGTCAATAGATGATTTTCGCGGTGAATTGCTAGAATCAATCGGCAACCAGCCACTAGAAACACCAGCGAGTGTTGTAGACGCACCAGTTAAAGAACAGCGCGCTTACAGCCTAGCTAAAATGTTGAGGGCGCAAGTGACGCAAGATTGGTCTAGCGCAAAGCTAGAACAGGAAATGCATCAGGAAATTGTGAAAAACACTGGAAAAGAGGGTCGCGGAATTTACGTGCCAGATTTTGCATGGGGTTCACGTTCTGGTGTTATGACAACAGCCGCTACTGGCGCAATTTCTGGTGAAAATGTAACAGATGCTTTTGTTCCAACAATTCAGCGTGGCGACTTGTTCATTGAGGCGTTAAGAGCAAGGCAAATCATGTCAGGTCTAGGCGTTACTTATATGTCAGGTTTAACAAATCGCGTCAGAATACCAAAGTTTTCTGCTGGTGCAACTGCCGCATTTGTTGAAGAAGCTGGCGACGTTTCAGACCAATCACAAACAGATGCATCTGTAACTTTACAGCCTAGAACACTAGGCGCAAAAGCTACAATGTCACGTTTGTTGATGCTTGAATCAGTGCCATCAATTGAACAGGTTGTTCAAAATGACTTGCTACGTTCACTTGCTGATGCGATTGAATATTATGCAATTCAGGGTTCAGGTTCTTCAGGTCAGCCAACAGGCTTGCTAAACACAAGCAACATTGGAAACGTGGATATTTCTGCTGGAACTGATGTAGCGGCATTAACATGGGCAGATATTACTGATATAGTTAAAACCGTTGAAGATGCAAATGGCATAACTAATCAAGCCGCGCTTGGTTGGTTGTCTAACCCGAAGGTAAAAGCAAAACTAGCTAATACTGTAAAGGTTGCAACAACCGATTCAATCATGTTGTTAAACGACCCGTGGAATAACATTTATGGGTATCGTGCAGAGTTCACAACAAATGTTCCATCAAACCTAGATTCAGGTGATGGCGGTTCTGATGCGTCAGCATTAATATTTGGTGATTTCTCACAGTTGATGGTTGGTCTATTTGGTGCGCCATCAATTCTTGTTGACCCTTACACAGCATCTGCATCTGGTGACGTTACAATTAATGTTCATCAAGAGGTCGATGTTGCTGTCAGAAATGCGGAATCATTCGCAATCACTGACGAAGTTTCAACAGCTTAATTTAACATTGTTGAGGGGCGGCGATCGCCGCCCTGAAACATCAAGGAAATGAAATGAAAATACAAATCTTAGAGAAATGTTACACTGGTACTGCTGGCAATATGTTTGCTGGCGAACAGCATGATGTTAATAATGAAATTGCAGAAAAATTAATCCAGCGCGGATATGCTACAAAAGTCAAAGCAGAATCTAAAAAGAAATCTGACCGCGCTATAAAAGAATTAGTAACACCAGAAAGTGAATAATGGGCGTTGAATCTGACATTGACCGCGCTGTTTTTTTAAGCGTTGATGATTTTGGAATTGCGGCTAAATTTACGCCGCAAAACTCATTTGAACGCGATATTACAGGAATTTTTGATAACGATTTTGTTGAGGTCGATGCTGGTGGCGGGGTAGGGTTTGCGCTACAGCAACCTAGATTTTTATGCAGAACATCAGACGTGTCAACTGCAACACAAGGCGATAAATTAAGGGTTAATAGTACAAATTACACGGTTCAAATAGTGCAAGATGATGGCACTGGTATGACCACACTTGTTATGGAAAAACAATAATGGCGCACGTCAGAAAACAAATTCGTGATGCTGTTAAAACAGCTTTAACTGGTTTGACAACGACTGGTTCTAATGTTTTTCAAAGTCGGGTATTCCCTTTTGAATCTGGTAAATTACCAGCACTATTAATCTACACTAAATCAGAAACAACAGAATTTGACACAATAACACTGCCCAGAAGCACTATGCGCGTTTTAGAAATCAACGTAGAAGCATACTGTCAAGGGACTGCTAATTATGATAATACTTTAGACACGATTGCGGTTGAGGTTGAGGAAGCCATTGCCGCAGATGTAACTCTTGGCGGTTTGACAAAAGACTTGCAGACCGTTGGGTTTGAAGCTGATTTTAGTGGCGATGGTGAGCAAACCGTCGCGATTGGTCGCTTCACAATATCGGCAACCTATCGGACAGCCGAAAATGATGTAGAAACAGCCGCGTAGAAAGGAAACAACATGGCGACTTTTGCTGGTAAAGATGGGATTGTTAAGATTGGAAGCAATACCATCGGTGAAATACGAAGTTATTCAATCGAACAAACTATGGACACGATAGAAGATTCAAGCATGGGTGATGCAGACAGAACCTATGTAGCATCTTTAAAATCATTTAGCGGGTCTATGGACGTTTATTTTGATGAAGCTGATGCTGGTCAATTAGATGTTCAAGTCGGCGACACTGGCACGATTAACGTGCAAATGGAAGGCGACACAACTGGCGACCATCAACTATCTGGGGCAATATTAGTAACAGGTAGAACAATCACAGCCGCGTTTGATGGAATGGTTGAGGCATCTCTAACATTTCAAGGAACAGGCGCACTAACTGAAGGTACTGTTGCATAATGTCATTAGCAAAGACGATAAAAAGCCGTCTGGATGCGAAGCCAAGGCGCGTTATTGAAGTCCCTGAATGGGGTGAAGATGGCGCGCCATTGCTTTTATATGTTTCAGACATAACGGCTGGCGATATTCACAAGCTACAGCGCAAGCATAAAGATTTTTTAAATAATCAAACTATGGATGCGATGGTTGATTTAATTATTCAAAAAGCTGAATTGCAAGATGGGAACAAGGCGTTCACGCTAGAAGATAAACCTGTTTTAATGACTTTTAATTTATCTGAAATAGCAAGCGTGGCTGGCAATATGTTCGGCGATGTTGATAGTATTGAAGAAATTGAAAAAAACTAAAAAACGATTCGTTTAGAATGAATGTTCTGGCACTAGCGAATCGGTTGCATAAGACCCAGCCAGAAATTGAACAGCTTACTTTATCAGAACTGAATGAATGGTTCGCATATTTTAAGGTTATAGAAGATGGCAGACCAAAAACTTAATATTAGAATAGCCGCCATCGATAAAACGCAAAAGGCGTTTGCAACTGTTAAGCGTAGTTTATCAGCGGTTACTAAAGCCATGTTTAGCTTCAGGGCAAGCATTGTTGCGGCGGTTGGCATTGGCGGTTTAGGTCTGCTAGTCAAAAAATCATTAGATGGCATCGATAGAATCAGCAAGCTATCCCGAACGCTGGGCATAGCGACTAATGATTTGCGAAAATTAGAACTAGCGGCGGGGCTGTCAGGCGTAGAACTAGAAACATTGGCGCGAGGCGTTAGAACCTTAAACGCTGGAATGTTTGATTTTGTAGAAAAAGGAACTGGAACGGCTGTTGATGCATTTGGCGCGTTAGGTATAAGCGCAGAAGAATTAAGCGGCGTTATGGGCGACCAGTTTAAGGTCTTAGAACTTATTTCGGACAGATTGCTAGACGTAGAAAATAGCGCAACACGTTCTGCAATAGCGCAAGATTTGTTTGGCGGTAGGGCTTCTGAATTATTGCTGGTGCTAGAAGAAGGTTCTGAAGGCATTGCCAGAATATCAAAAGAGGCAGAACAGTTTGGTCTGACTTTATCAACACTTGGCGGCAGAAATGTCGAAGATGCGAATGACGCTATATTTAGATTGCAGATGGCGTTTAAGGGGTTGCGGGATACAACTGTAACAGCTTTATCGCCAGCAATAACAACGCTTGCGGATGCATTGCGCGGGAAACTACTTAAAGCCGCTGAAGATACCGAAGGCGGGATGGCTGGGCTAGGTCAGAATATTGCGCTTAAAATGATAGACGCGGCAGAAGCAATCACAAATGCCTTTATTAATACGTTTAATAGTGTCAGCCAGCTAGTCGCCAGAATTTCATCGCAGTTAATAAAGTTTCAGGATTTGTTTTCTTTTGAAGCACCATTAACAAGGCAATTATCGGCTAATTATAACCATTTATCATTGTCATTAAAAAACGCTGGCGGCAATTTCAAAGCATTAAGCGGCGAAATAAAAAATATGTCTGTTGATGAATTAAAATCATTACAGGCTTTAGCTGATGATTTAGGAAAAGATGAAACAGGTCTTGTAAAGCCATTCAATGTAATGAGTGAGGCAATAAACCGCGTCATAGCTAATTTAGAACAAATGAAAATGCGTTCTGAAGCTATTGCCCCGACTTTGATTCCTAGTGCAACAGGTTTCGATGCGTTGAGGGAAAGCGTTAAAGCAACCTCAGTCGAGGCAGAAAAGGTCGAAAAAGCTACAGAAGCCATAGCATTTAACGTCGTTAATATGGGACACGTTAAAGGCATGAAGGTTTTTGACGAAGGTTTGTTGCCAGATTTTGCGCTAGATGATTTGCCAGCGGTAAAGTTCGAGGTTAAAGAGGTCACAAAAGCAGTCGAAAAATTTGGTCTGACTATGCAAGACGTAGCGCAACGCGGCGTTAGGTCATTAGAAGATGCGATGGTTGATTTGATATCTGGCACAAGGTCGGCTAAAGACGCGTTCGCAGATATGGCGCGGTCTATTATTCGCGATATTATTAGAATGCAAGTTCAGCAGAACATTACTCAGCCATTAAACACAGCTATCAGCGGTTTCTTTAATCCTGTCGGCGGCGGTATGGGTGGCGGCGGAAAAGCCATCGGCGGGGCGGTTCAAGCTGGAAAGCCATATATGGTCGGTGAGCGCGGGGCAGAAATGTTCGTGCCAAATCAGTCAGGCGCGATAGTTCCGAATGATAGACTAGGCGGCGGCAATGGTGTTATAATCAATCAGACTATTAACGTTTCAACAGGCGTTCAGCAAACAGTACGCGCAGAAATAAGCCAGCTTATGCCGCAGATTTCTGAAGCTACAAAAGCGGCGGTTATGGATGCTAGACGGCGTGGTGGTTCATTTAGTGCGGCATTTGGGTGATACATTATGACAATTACATATCCGCTTACATTGCCAACACAAACAGGCATCTCATCTGTTGAATTAGAAGCGTTAAACGCAGTTGCAATCAGTCAATCGCCGTTTAGTTTTAAGCAACAGGTCGTGGCTTTTTCTGGGCAAAGATTTGGCGCAAATGTGACCTTGCCGCCGATGAAACGAGCAGACGCTGAAGTCTGGATATCTTTTTTAATATCGCTAAAAGGTCAAATCGGCACTTTCCTAATGGGCGACCCTAACTGCGCTACGCCGCAAGGTTCAGCATCCACTAACGCTGGGACGCCGCTTGTCAATGGCGGTAGTCAAACAGGCGCAACTCTATCAATAGATGGCTTACCAGCAAGCGCAACAGGCTATTTAAAAGCTGGTGATTATATCCAATTAGGTTCAGGGACAGGGACGCAGTTATACAAGATTTTGGCTGATGTTGATTCAACCGCTGGCGGTAATGCTACAATAGATATTTATCCAAATTTGCGGAGTTCACCAGCCGATGACGCGACTGTTATTGTAAGCAATGCCAAGGGATTATTTAGGCTTGCAAACCCGCAAACAAACTGGTCGATAAATAACGCATCTTTTTATGGCATAACATTTTCAGCAATCGAGGTTCTAACATGAGCCGCGATTTAATCTCAGGATTATCAGCACTAACGACAGCCGCAAAGATAGAACCATTTTTTGCGGTTCGTGTTTTTTTTGACACGCAAACGCTGAATTTCTGGTCTGGTCTGGGCGATATGAATCTAGACGGCGTGACCTATACTGGCACTGGCAAGATGCTACAAATATCCGACATAGGCGAGACAGCCGAAATAGCCGCAAAGGGCGCGGTTATAACATTGTCGGGTATTCCATCGGATTTATTATCACTGGCTATTTCAGAGCCGTTTCAGGGGCGTGAATGCCGCATATTTTTCGGGGCAAAAGATGTTAGCGTTGATTTGCTAGATGCTGAAAATACTGATGATATTACTACAGAGGGCGGGTTAAGAATACGACTAACGCAAGATGATGGGCTTGGTATGTCAGAAATATTTTCTGGATATATTGATACCATGAATATCGACGAGGGCGCAGAAACTAGCACTATTGCGCTGACTGTTGAAAGCAAGTTGATTGATTTGGAACGTCCCAGAATTTTTAGATATACAGACCAATCGCACAAAGCCAGATATCCAGCCGACAAGGGGTTTGAATTTGTTGAAGATTTGCAAGATAAAGTGTTTAGCTGGGGGCGTAAATGACTGATTGGATGTCAAAAACAGATGAATATATCTTTTCAGTCAAGCATCGACCGTTTGAGTGGGGCAAACATGATTGCTTGCGGTTTGCGGATAATATTGTCGAATGCAGAACTAGTAAAAAGATTTTTGAAGATTGGTATGGCAAACACACAACCGCATATGGCTGTTTTTACAATTACAAAAAGAAGCTAAAACAAACTGGCTTTAAAGATTTGGTTGATGCCATTGATAGCCGTTTAAAGCGCACCAATAGCAGTATTGCTAACAGATACAGTATTATAGGCAGAAGGTCAGAAGGCGGCGCGACAGGGCTTTATTTGGGCGTTTCGTTAGGCAAATGGTTTGCGTTTGTTGGCTATGATGGTTTGGAATTTGTAAAGCCGCAAAGCGATGATATAGAATGGCTGGTATCGTGAAAAAATTACTATCTGGAACATTTTTAGCATCGATGGGCATCTTAACGGCGAGTGCGGTGCAAGCTGACCCCATCACTATCGGGGCGGCAGTTAGTGCGGCGTCTGCTACTTATGGCGCGGCGGCGGCGGCTGGTAGTTTTGCGGCTATCGCTGGCGGGGCGTTTACGTTTTTTGCAAAGTCTTTTCTGGTTTCTGCGACACTAGGTTTAGCTTTAAACGCGTTGACGCCAAAGCCAAAAAGCCAAGGCATTGCTGGGGCTGGTATATCTGGCTATCAGGTCAGCGGTATATCATCGGCGGCAGACCAAGCGGTAATTTATGGTCAAACAAGAATAGGCGGCGTTATAGTCTATAAAGAAACAACAGATAATAATAAATATCTGCATTCGGTTATTGCGTTTGCTGGGCATGAAGTCGAAGAAATTTCAACGATATATTTGAACGATGAAGCATTGACGCTGGATGGTTCTGGGAATGCAACCGCCCCAGCTAAATATGTTGGCTATGTTCGCGTTATTAAGCATCTGGGCGAATCTGACCAAGTAGCAGACGCAACTTTGATTTCCGAATCTAATGGTAAATGGACGGCAGACCATAGACTGCGCGGAATAGCTTATATTTATTTGCGATTGCAATTTAACGGCGATGCGTTTCCAAATGGTGAGCCGCAAGTAACCGCGCTGGTCAAGGGAAAAAAAATATTTAATCCAAACACATCGACAACAGCTTGGTCAGCTAATGCCGCTTTATGCTTGCGCGATTATCTGGTCAGTAATTATGGCTTAAATGTGGCAAGCGGGGATATAGACGATACAAGTTTTGGGACAGCCATAAACGTCTGCGATGAAAGTGTAACGCTGGCGGTTGGCGGTACGCAGTCGAGATATACTTGCAACGGCAGTTTTTCGCTAGGGCAACAGCCAAAAGATATTATCGATGGTTTATTGCGTTCAATGGGCGGTATCTTATGGTACGCGCAAGGCAAATGGCGGGTGAAGGCGGCAGAATATACAACGCCAGCAATATCATTTGATGAAGATGATTTGCGTAGCGGTTTAGCTATACAAACGCGGCATAGTCGGCGCGATAATTTTAATATAGTGCGTGGCAAGTTTAGGGGCGCGGAAAGTAATTATCAGGTCAGCGACTTCCCAGAAATTAAATCATCGGCGTTTATAACTGTTGACGGCGGTGAAGAAAGCGCAGTTGATTTAGATTTGACTTTTACTGATACGGCGGCGATGGCGCAACGGATTGCTAAGATAGCTTTATATCGCAATCGTGAACAGCTAACTTTATCAGGTTCATTTGGGTTGAAAGCATTGCAAGTTCAAGTCGGTGATATTGTATCGCTTACTAATACGCGCATGGGTTTTTCTAGCAAGCCGTTCGAGGTTTCGGAATGGTCTTTTAAGCCATCAAGCGAGGGTGATTTGCTTGTTGACATGACATTGCGCGAAATATCAAGCGCGGTTTTTGATTGGAATGCAGAAGAAGCCGCATTTGAACAAAATAATACAGTTTTACCAGACCCATTTGACGTCCCATCCGTCGGCATATCATTATCGCCGACGACCAGAATTATTAATGAAGATTTAACAAACGTCGTTACCGTTGATGTAACCAGTGATTCACCAGAGCGCGTTGACTTGGTAGAAGTTCAATATAAAAAAACAACAGACACAAATTATATTTCTAGCGGATTCGGTGAATTAGGCGTTTTTGAGATTATAGATTTGGAAGATGCAAATTATGATATCCGCGCAAGGGCTATAAATACATTTGGTTTAAAAGGCGATTTCACAACCAGATTAGATTTTGCGGTTCAGGGTTTAGCAGACCCGCCAGCCAATGTTGCAAATTTCAGATTCGATGTTAATTCTGGTGGGATTGTTTTAGAATGGGACGCAGTGCCAGATTTAGATTTATCTTTTTATCGTTTGAGATACGCACAACAGGAATCAGGCGCGACGTTTGCCAATGCTACAACGGCGATTGATAAAGTAGCACGACCAGCGAACAGCGTGACAGTGCCAGCGCGGTCAGGCACTTATCTTATTAAAGCGTATGATAAGTCAGGCAACCAAAGTGTCGCCGCTTCTACTGTTGTTATTCGCGCTGAAGATTTAGCGGTTTTTACTAATAATTTAACGCAAGCTGAAGCCACTGCATTTTCTGGAACTAAAACAGGTTGTTCGGTGGTTTCTAACCAGCTTAGAATTACCGACCCATCATCTGCACCGTCAACAGCAACCTATGAATTTAGTAATTATATAGACACTGGCGCGGTTAGGCTTGTTAGGGCTACGATGAATATTGAGGTAGTGCGAATAAATGATGCGGCAACAGTTACGTTTGATACGCTAACAGGCAACTTTGATTCGCTGGCTGGTAATTTTGACGATTTATCTGGCGGCAGTAGTTTTGCAGATACAGACGTTTTGATGTATATTGCAACGACGGATGACGACCCCAGCGGAACGCCAACTTGGTCAGATTTCAAAAGATTTAAAGCTGGTGACTTTAGTGGACGCGCTTTCAAATTTAAGATAGAATTAAACAGCGATTCCGATGATGTCACACCAGCCGTTGACACGCTAACAGCTAAAGTGAGTTATAACTAATGGCGACCCATGATTACGTAATTGATGACCAAACTACCCCGCAATTTCGGTCAGATTTAAACAATGCTTTATCAGCTATTGTATCTAACAATAATAGCGCAACCGAACCAGCAGATACTTTTGCGAATATGTGGTGGGTTGATACAGCTAATAATTATTTAAAGATACGCGATGAAAACGATGCGGCGTGGATTATTGTTGCTGAAATGGATGTGACCAATAGCAGAATTAAGCATATTACAAATAGCATAACGGCGGCAACAGCGGCTGGCATAGATATCTTTAATTCATCTGGGACTAAAATAATTGATTTGCAAGTGGCATCTCAAGCTACCGCTGAAGCTGGAACAAATAACACAGAACTAATGACGCCGCTTAGAACAAAACAAGCGATAGCAACTAATCCATCATATCCATCTGACATTATAAGATTAGACCCAGCAGATACTAGCTACACTTTACCAGCGGGGACATCTGCTATTTTGATAAAAGCGTCAGGCGGCGGCGGTGGTGGTGCAAGGCGCGTTTATTCTGGAAATTCCGCATATACTGGTTCTGATGGCGCAGATACCACAGTCACTTGCACTGCATTATCAATAGCTATAACTGCAAAACATGGTCGCGGTGGTATTAACTCAGGAAACAGTTTGCGCCCAATTAACACAACAGATGTTGGCGGGGATTTTACGCATCGTGGCGGCGGTGCAATAGGTGGCTTTGCTGACCAAGATAACTGGGACGTCGCCGCTTTCGATGGCAAGCCAGCAAATTTGGTCGTAAAATATGTAACTGGTGATTTAGGTGGTGAGGTTTTGACTTTGTCAATAGGTGCTGGCGGTGCTGGTGGTTCATCTGCCGAAGATGGTCAAGATGGTTATGTAGAACTTTGGATGTGGTAAGATGGCAGAAAAAAAGATATCAGAATTAACATCAATAACAGGCGGCGAATTAGCTGACGATGATGTTTTTCTAGTAGTAGATACAAGTGCGACACAAACAAAAAAATTGTCAAAAAATCAGTTATTTCAGCAAATAGAAAGTGAACCGCATTATTACGGAGTGCAAAACGAAACTGGGACAACTTATACGCTAGACCTTACTGACGCAAATAATTTTATAACATTCAACAATTCTAGCGCGATTTCGGTTACTTTACCAACAAACGCTACAGTAGAATTATCTATTGGTACAAAAGTTTATATTTGCCAGTTAGGTTCGGGCGCGGTGACAGTTGCTGGTGACACTGGGGTAACTTTAACAAACAACAGGTCTGCATCAACCGCTGGGGCTGGGGATGTAATAACTTTAATGAAAATTGACGATGATAGTTGGGTAGGTTTCTGATGACGGCTGGCGCATACGATTTTATTATTGAACAAGGCTCAACTTTTACGAGATTAATAACTTGGAAAGATGCTAATGGCGGTTTAATAGATTTGTCATCTTATACAGCAAGAATGCATTTGCGACGCACTGCCGATGAACCAAAAACAGTAATAGAATTAACAACAGAAAATGGACGTATAACTTTGGGTGGTTCTGATGGCACTGTAACGCTTACTATTTCTGCGACAGACACAGCGGCACTAGACCCTATAACTGGGGTTTATGACTTAGAGATGGTCAGCGGGGCGGTTGTGACTAAAATAATAGCTGGCGCATTTACAGTCAGAAAAGAGGTAACGCGATGACAACTGTAACAATCACAGAAACATCTAACGCGGTTACAGTAGACGATGAAAATGTTCAAGTTGTTGACGTTAGGGTTGTAAATACTGCAACAACTACTAGCGCGGGATTAATGTCATCTAGTGATAAAAGCAAGCTAGATAGCATAGAAACTGGCGCAGATGTAACAGACGCAACAAATGTTGAAGCCGCTGGCGCAGTTATGGAAACAGACACCAGCACAACAAATATGCAATTTGTGGTTGATGAAGATAATATGGCTTCAGACAGCGCAAGCAAAATCCCAACTCAGCAATCAGTCAAAGCATATGTTGATAGTCAGATATCCAGCAAAGATGAATTATCTGAATTATCTGGTGATTTAGACGATATTTCTGATGGCACTAATCATGTAAAAATGACTAATGCAGAGCGCACTAAATTAACTGGTATTGAGACAGGTGCGACGGCTGACCAATCTGCTTCAGAAATAAAATCATTATATGAAAGCAACACTGACACTAATGCTTTTACAGATTCAGAACAAACAAAATTAAGTGGTATCGAAAACAATGCCACGGCTGACCAAACTGCTTCAGAAATAAGAACGCTAGTTGATAGTGCAACAGATAGCAACGTATTTACGGACGCCGACCATACCAAGTTAGATGGCATCGAGGCGAATGCAACGGCAGACCAAACAGATGCAGAAATTAAAACTGCATACGAAAACAATAGTGACACAAACGCATTTACAGATTCAGAGAAAACAAAACTTTCTGGCATTGAAACTAATGCGACGGCTGACCAATCTGCCAGCGAGATATTAACAGCTTTAAAAACAGTTGATGGCTCGACAAGTGGTTTAGATGCTGACTTGCTAGACGGTCAAGAGGGGTCTTACTATCAGCAAGCAAGCACCGCTTTAAACACGACCACTAGTTTCGGCGGGGATGTTTCTGGCACTTATGATGCTATTGTTGTCGCTGACGACAGTCACAATCACGTTATTAGCAACGTAGATGGCTTGCAAACCGCTTTAGATGCAAAAGCACCATTGGCATCACCAGCCCTAACAGGTACGCCAACAGCACCAACAGCGGCAATAGACGATAGCACAACTAAGATAGCTACAACGGCATTTGTTCAACAAGAGTTAGCGCAGTTGGTCGATAGCGCACCATCAACGCTAGACACGCTAAATGAAATTGCGGCGGCTATTAATGACGATGCCAATTTTAATACAACAGTCACAAATTCGTTAGCAAATCGATTGCGGGTTGATACTGACGCGCAAGGTCTGACCAGCACCCAGCAAAACAACGCTAAAACAAATCTAGGGCTAGATGATGTTGCAACCAGTGGCGCATATTCCGATTTGACTGGTACGCCAACGAATGCGACAACATCAACAGATGGTTTAATGTCGTCGTCTGATAAAACAAAATTAGATGGCGTTGAGGCGGGGGCAACCGCTGACCAATCAGCAAGCGAGATTAAGACTGCTTATGAATCAAACGCCGACACAAATGCGTTCACAGACGCGCAACAAACTAAGCTAACTGGCATAGAAGCAAATGCAACTGCCGACCAGACTGATTCAGAAATTAAAACCGCCTATGAAAATAACGATGACACTAACGCCTTTACTGATGCAGAAAAAACAAAGTTATCTAATATAGAATCAAACGCTACTGCTGACCAATCAGCAAGTCAAATTTTAACATTAATTAAAACAGTAGATGGAACAACATCTGGGCTGGATGCTGATGTGTTAGATGGTCAAGAGGGTTCGCATTACTTAGATTATAACAACTTTACAAACACGCCAACTATACCAACAAACAATAATGAACTCACTAATGGTGCTGGTTACATCACAAGCGCGGATGGCGGTAACGCACAAACCCTAGACAGCCTAGATAGCACATCATTCCTACGCAGTGATGCGGCAGATACAAAGACAAGTGGTAATTTGACGTTTAACGATGATATCAAAGCGGTGTTTGGTACTGTTAGTGATTTACAGATTTGGCATGACGGCACTAACTCAAACATTGTGAACGGGACTGGTTCTCTTATTATTGCTGACACATCAGGCGATGTAAAAATACAAGGTAAGTATGGTGAGCAAAGTATAGTTGCTAACAATGATGGCTCTGTAGAGTTATACTACGACAATGCATTACGTTTTACCACAACAACCACTGGCGCAAAGGTAACAGGCGGTGCTGGTGATGGTGTTCTTATTATTGAGGGTGACACAGATAATGTAAATGAAAGTGACACTGCATTACTACAACTCACTCAAGATGGGGGTCTTGTTAATGCATATATAGGTTTTGATGGTGTTAATAACTTATTTATCAAAGGCACTAGCACTGGAGATATACAGCTTCTAACTGCAACAAGTGAGGTGTTAGCTAAAGGAACTGGTGATGGTGCGTTTGAGCTATACCATGACAACAGTAAGAAGCTAGAAACAACCTCAACTGGCGCGACAATCACAGGAGTGCTTACTGCTGATGGCGTAGATGTAGGTGATGATGAAAGAATAAGATTAGGTGCATCTCAAGATTTAGAGATATATCATATTTCTAGTTCTGGTCACAGTATAATAAGTGAATCAGGAACAGGAAATTTATTTGTACGAGCAACTAATTTAACTTTAGATGGTGCTAATGGTGAACCTTATTTAAGGGGAATCGCTGATGGCGCAGTAGAACTTTATCATAACAACAGCAAAAAGCTAGAAACCACATCAACTGGTGCGGAAGTAACAGGCGACCTTACTGTGTCAGGCGATTTGTTTGTTAATGGTGGCACTCTTCGTTCAGAGGATGGCACATTAGACTTTGGTAACAACAGCGGTGATTTGTGGGGTCAAATTAGCTTTCAGGCTGGTGCAAATATTAATGGATTTTCATCTCAGTTTGATAATGCTATTCGCTTTACTAATGAACAAGGTGGCACTATTCAACATATGTTGCTTCTTGATTCTGGCGCAAATAACGCTGGTAACTTGTGGGGTATTAGCGTAAATGACACGCCTATCTTTGGTATAACAGGTCAGTCTCATCTGAAGATGTATTACCCTAATGGGGCTAGTAATTCTGTTACTATTTCGCCTACCACTCCCACAGCCGACCGCACGATTACATTACCCGATGCCTCTGGCACTGTTGCGCTTACAAGTGACATTACTGGCGGTGGTGCTGGTTTTTTCCAAGGTGAGAACGGAAACACTGGCGATACAACAAACGGCAAAGGTGATATATTTAGAACACATGAACAGGTGTTAAATACAAACACAACAATAGCTACTGGCGATAACTCAGGATGCTTCTTCAGCTTAGAGGTTGCAACTGGTGTAACGCTAACAGTGAACGGAAACTTGGTGATAGCATGAGTACATTAAAAGCAGATACAATACAGAATACATCTGGCGGTGCTGTTACGCTGACTAAGCAAGAAGCCGTAAAAATGTGGACAAAACACGATAGTGGAACTGCTATCGGTTCGTTTAATCAATCTAGCATAACAGACAATGCAACAGGCGATTACACCCTTAACTTTACTAATAGTTTTTCTGACACAGATTATTGCCTTACAAGTTCAGCTAGAATTGAAAGCTCTACTGCTGGTTCTATGGTCAGTTATGGAATAAAATATGATTCCGCAACTATCGTATTTACTGGGTCTGTAAGAACTGGTGGTAGTGCCGTGAGTGCTGTTACCAATAGATTTGCGGCTGGTGGTGGGTTAAATGCGTCTATTAATGGAGACTTAGCATGAGTGAAATAATCGTAGACGAACTCAAGGGCAAGACTTCCACTGGTGACATTACAGTTACAAGCGAGGGTGGTGCGGCTACGCAATCCTTACAACAGGGGTTGGCGAAGTCTTGGGTTAATTACAATAACTCAGGAACAGTGGCGGCAAGAGATAGCTTTAATATTTCTAGCTTAACTGATAACGCAACAGGAGACACGTCATCTTCCTATACTAATTCTTTCTCAAACGTGAATTATGCTACTGCTAGTACGTGCAGTTTATCAGATGGCTCAAGCACCAATTTGGGTAACTTAGGACTAATCGCGCCTACAAGGAATGCTTATGGACAAACAACTGGTGATGTTAGGATGAACCATATTTATAATACTGCTGACGCTAACGATTCCTTTTTTGACACTCAGCTTAACACTATTATTTTTGCAGGAGACTTAGCATAATGGCTGGAAAGATTATAGCAGACACAATCGAACATAGCAGTGCTGGGTCAGTAGACACAACTTATGTTGTTGATGGGGTTACAAAAACTTGGGTAGCTTGTAATGGACTTGCCTCTCCTAGCGCGACTATTACCGCTAGTCTTAATGTGTCTTCTATAGCAGATAATGGCACAGGCATTTATGCTTTTACTCTGACAAATGCCTTCTCAGGAACTATATACGAAAATTGTGGAATTGGTGGGATTGCTGGCGGTAATACTGGCGTTATTTTAAGGGTATCCACTGGCGCTACCACCTCCAGCGTTTTAGGGGTCAGAGTTGAAAACCACACTGGCTCGGCACAAGACAGGGAAAACAACTTTGTTATATCAGGAGATTTAGCATGACACCTGATTTCAAAGGCACACATTTATTTGACAGACTATGCTGGGCTAAAGAAAACCTAGACGGAGTGCAGTCAGACTACCGTGTAGTCTATGAGGACAGCGTAGATGAGTGTGCTAAAATCCTAGTTGCAGACCCTAACTGGATGGCTTGTGCATTGCAAGGTGGCATACTACCACCAGTGTGGGTGTACCATGAGTTAGCTAAGGATGAAGCACAACCTGATTTTAAGAAGCATACACGAGGCTATCTTCTGCATGAGACTGAGCCTATGCCAGCTATGACAGAAGAAGAAGCTATTGAATATTTAATTATGAAGGACATCCCTCAGTCTGTTTGGCAGAACTGGGATGAGGGCAACCGCCCGAAGATGGTAATATGTACTAAGCAACAATTACCAACAACTAGACAGTGGCGAAACGCATGGAGATTAGCGGCATGACTACATACATAAGAGACAAGGACGGTAACCAAATCGATGCGTCACAAGCTACCGTTCCAGCAAACAGAAATTTTAGAGACGCATGGTCATTATCTGGTGATGTTATCACAGAAGATTTAGACACAGCCAAAGAATTATTTAGAGACAAAATACGTCAGGTACGCATACCCCTGTTAGATGCAGAAGATGTTGTGTATATGAAGGCGTTAGAGGCTGATGATTCTGCGGCTAAAACAGCTAGTGTTACACGCAAGCAAGCATTAAGAGATGCACCAGCGGCATCTGCTATTGCTAACGCTACTACGATTACAGAGTTAGTAGCGGCTTGGGATACCAGCATTTTAGGCGAAAGCCCTTACGCATAATGAGACAGAACTGGCAAATGTGGTCTGGTGTAATACAGCCAGATGTAATAGACGCAATCAAAAAACGTGCAGAAGATGTGGCAAGCTAATGTCTGACGATTTACACGCCCATGAAGAATTATGTCTTGAACGCTATCGCGGGATTCGCTTGCAATTAGATAATCTAGAAAAGCGGATGTGGCGTCTTGAAGGGCTGATTATGATTAGCACTATAACAGTTATTGGCGCGACAGTAGCTGTCATAACGATGGTGGTCTGATGGTTGTTGCAGAAGCATTAGCGGGAATTGCATTAGTTAAAGCTGGGGTTGACGGGATTAAGTCGGCTATCGCAACTGCTAATGATATAGGCGACATAGCGCATCACATCGACAGCCTTTTTAAAGGCGAACAGGATATCCAGAAAAAGCGCAGTAAAGCGCAGAAAGACCCATTCAGCGTCAATTCGGTTGCAGAAGAAACCATAAACGCAAAGCTGGCGCAAGAACATATGACCGAAATGAAAAATCTGGTAAATATGCGTTTTGGGGCGGGGGTCTGGGAAGGTATTATTGCGGAACGCGCAAAGCGGATTGCAGAAGCAAAAGAAGCTGAAAAAAAAGCGAGGGCGGCAAAGCTAAAAGCGCGCAAAGAATTTATCCATAATGCAGAAATATTTGGCGCAGTTATGCTGGGGGCTGTTGTATTGGTCGTCATGGCGATTATTCTGGTTCTATGACCAGCGCAACGAAAACAGGTTTAATCGGGGAACACATAGCTTTAAGTAGCATTTTATTGATTGACGGATTCAGCGCGGCGCATACGCCGATGGATAAAGTAGATATTATAGCGTGGGATAATATAGGCAGTTTGCGGATACAAGTTAAAGCTAGTTCGTTTAGGTTCGCAAAAAATAATTCCAGCCATAAACAGTTCTGTTATAATGTCGGGGTCGGCGGCAAAAAAAGAATGCCAACAAAAGAAGATTTTGACATACTGGCGTTTGTTGCAATCGAGGAAAGAAAGTGTTTTTTTAGGTCTGTTCAATGTTTAAAGAAAATCAGCTATAGAATAGATAGAGGTTTTTTTTACACGCCCGATATTGAATTTGAATCATGGCAAAAGGCAGTTTCTATTTTCAGAGGTGAAATATGATTGATTGGTTAAAATACGGCTATTTTAAAGAATATGAATTTAAATGTTCGCACACGGGAAAAGCTGATGTGAAGGTTGAATTGCTGGATAAGTTGTCAGAGGTTCGGAAGATGCTTGATAAGCCGATGGTCATTACCAGCGGATTTAGGGATATTACGCATCCGATTGAGGCGGCGAAGATTGAAGCTGGTAGACCGCGTGGCGTTCACACGATGGGGATAGCGGTTGATGTGGCTTGCAATGGACAGCTTTGTTATGAGATGATTAGGTATGCAACAATGGTTGGTTTTACTGGCATCGGAGTTAGTCAAAGCGGCAGTTCCAGATTTCTGCATTTAGACTTGCTGGAAGGGGCAAACACGCCCCGCCCGAACATATGGTCTTACTAATGCCTGAATGGTGGGAAGCATTGCTAGTGGGGCTTATAGGGCTAAACACTGCGGTTAATTTATATAGATGGCGCGCAGATGTGGTGCGTCGTAAAAATCGATGTAGGTGCGGAAAATGATTGCAAATTTATTGCCAATATTACAGCCAGCATTGGGAAAAGTTCTGGACATGATACCAGACCCCGAAGCTAAAGAAAAAGCGCGCCAACAAATAGAATTAGAAGTGCAAAACGCTGAATCTAGCTTTAGGGATTTTGTAGTGGCTTATGAAGGTCGCGGCGAAGATGTTCATCCAATTATTCAGATATTGCGTGGGTCTGTCAGACCAGTTCTAACTTATGCATTAGCTGGCGCGTTTATTTATGGATTTTTAACGCGCAATATAGAAAAAGATGCGATGGAAATGTTGTGGCAGTTAAACCTGTTATCGCTGGGCTTCTGGTATGGTGAACGTGCGCTAAAGAATTTAGGGTTGGACATGGGAAAAAAGAAACCAGACTAATCGTCTGATATTCGCCAGATACGCCAGCCATTATCTTGTCTGCGGCACATAGGTTTCAAGCCACGATATCGCATAGCGTGGCGAATACTGTCTTTTTCCTGTTCATCTTCTACAAATATTGAATCGCCAACTTTCATATTCTGCAAGATGCTTCTTTTGCCATAAATCGTAAATTTTGGCATCGGTATGTTTTTTTCAATCTTTACCATTTCGCAATTTCCATCGTTGATGAAAGCACTTGTCGTGCAATAACTTGCCGCCGCCATCTACAACATAATCAAAGCCGTTTAGGTCGAATTGTGTTTCACACCAGACACAAGTTGCCCAGCGCGGTAGTATCGGGGCTTTAATCTTTTTTTTCGGCATCCTCTAGCGACCTTAACAAATGCATAGCCAATTCGTGTTTTTCTTGACGGCTAAAATCCACTTGAATTAGTTTTTGACCGATAGCGACAACCAAGCCATCGCTATCGAGCGTTAATGCTATTTCTTCAAAATCAGAATGGAATTTCATCATCTAGCTTATTTACCGCTGGTTGCACTGCTTGCTGTTCTTCTTTTGGCTGAACAGATACGCTAAAATAATCGCCAGTTTTAGGGCTATTAGCATTCCAGATTGAAAGCCAATAATCTTTACCATCGACGTTTAGATTGCCGCGATAATCTGGCTGGGTGTCTTTTTCTTTCCGATTGTTAAGAAACGCCGCCCCGCGATTTGTGTTATCATATTGTGACATTTTTTAAGCCTTTCACTTTTTCTTTTTTCATTTTAAATAATTCAATTTGGTCGTCGGTTGGTTTGATGTTTTTGCTGGAAAACAGCCGTTTATAAACATCGTTTATTTCTGATTCACTAGCACAAGCAATCAAAGCATCCGCCAATGTTTTATCAGTGACTTTAGGTGCGGCTGATACTGGTGGGAGGAAACCAGCACCAGCCGCTTTTTGCTTATCGCCGCTTGAAGGAGAGACAGCGCGACCAGCAAAACTTGTTGCACCATTGGCATCATCGTCGTCAGCATTTAAACCAAACATAGTCATTAAGCTGGCGCGACGCAGATAAGTGACGCAAGACATGAATGCTTGCGGGGTATCTTTTTCTGGCTTTATTATTATTCGACTAGCAAATGATTCACCGCTTTCTAAATGCATAACGTCGGTCACTAGCGCATCGTTGTCGAAATACTGGTCAAATGTTAAGCCGTATTCATGGACGCCAGCCAGCGCGCTTAAAACGTCGCCAAGCGTGGTATATTCTGACTTGAACATCGGATTGCGACCCGACTTGCCAACTGATGCCTCAGCGCGGAACTTAGATAAAGACCGCATTAAATTTACATTTCCCATAATTGTTTCGCCCTTTTTAAATATTCTGGTTGTAGTTTCCATTGGTAATTATGACCCCAATCGGGGTCTGTGATAGATGCTAGAAACTTAACATCGCTAGATAAACAGACTAGATTCTGGCGCAACAAGGCGCGCTGACGCGCTTCATCAAGATAGTGCATCATCGCATCATGTTTCAGTTCATCGCAGTTATAAGCCGTGAAAAGCACTGCATCGTCCGCTGATATGTAGCAGATAGATGGCGTTATCTTTAATGCATGATAATATATGCTAGTTTGAATTAAATGGGCATGGTCTGGCTTTTTGGGCAAAGTAGCTTTTGCCCATCCCTGTTCGCCCGATTTCAGCACTTTTGTTTTCCGCGACGCTTTGGTTTTCATTTCGCAAAACATGGTTTCTGGAACGACCAAATCAACATAGCCAATAACATCAATATGAATATCTGGAATCCGCGTCGATATCTTTTCTTCTGGCAAGCCGCCAATAAAACCAGCTTCTGCTAATATCTGGACACCGTTATTAATAGCGTTGGGCAAATCATCTTTATATTTTGCCAGCGTTACATCATCAGGTTCTGGCACGTTTTGGAAAGCCAGATTAATCTGTTGCTGTTTAATTTCGTCAGCTATATCTGCGCCAGCCGATAATATATTTTGAATCCCAGTATGGGTTGCAGTTCCAAAATGCGCGTTATAACCAACTAGCAATTCTTGACGTTCTTCACTGGTCAATAAGCCGTACTTAAATAGCCAACTGCTAACTGTAGATGTTAATCTGCTAGGGCTAATATAGGGCTGATTAAATCGTTTCCACGCCGCTTCTATTTGTTCTATTGATAATTCCATAAAGAACCTTACAATTAAACTATTTGACTTTTCAACAATTATTTATCATGTTTTAAAAAAAAAGGAGCGCAGATGCCGAATAGACAAAAAGAAAAAGGGTCACGTTTTGAGCGTGAACTTGTTGAAATAGCCAAAAAACATGGTCTAGAAAGCTATCGCGTTCCGCTTTCTGGGGCGGGTTCTATAAAGAATGATGTTCATATAAAGGTAGGGCGCACAGTTTGGGAAATTGAAGCTAAAAAACGCGCTAATGGGTTTAAGTTCATTTATGACAACATCGAGGGCGCGGATATATTGGTCATCGGTTCGGATAGGAAAAAACCGCTTGCAGTTTTAGATTATCAAGATTTATGCGACTTACTAGCGGGTAAAATATGAAATATAACGATAATTTCGCTTATGATTTAGCTATAGGACAAGCAGAAGAAATTTGGCTTGGCAACTTACTTAAAGGTAAAAAGATAGAAATCAAGCGGGATTTTGTAGCTGGCAGAACTGGCAATATATTCGTGGAATATGAAAGCTATGGAAAACCAAGTGGCATAAAAACAACACAAGCCGATTATTGGGCGTTTATTTTAGACAATCAGCGCGTTATTATAGTCCCGACAGAATTTTTAAAAGATGTTGCGCGTCACTGCAAACAGGTTATTGGCGGCGATAAAAAAGCCAGCAAGGGCGTTTTAGTCCCTGTTGACAAATTGGTAAGATAAAAAAGGAACGAAAATGAGTAATGAGTTTTTTGAAGAAATTTCACAAATCGTTGAACAGAGAGGAAAAGATTATGGTTCACCACTTGAAAATCATGTCAGGATTGCTAAAGGATGGGCTGGCATACTTGGCTTTGAGCCATCGCCAGTTCAGGTCGGGCTTTGTATGCTTTATGTCAAGCAAGCTAGATTATCTAAAACGCAAAACCATTTGGATTCGATTAAAGACATTGCTGGGTACGCATACGTCATTAATGAAGTCGTCAAAGCCATGTCAGAAATGCAAGGGCAAGGGGTGGACGTACCAACAGAACCCGATGTCGGGTGAGGGTGACGTAATGCCCGACGATTGTCCATATTGTTACGGCTCTGGCGATGAGCGTTAAGAAAGTCGCGGCGGTCTTGTACGACCTGAAAATAAAGGACGCATCTGCAAAGCTGGTTCTGCTGGTTTTAGCTGACCATTATAACGAATCAACAGGCGATTGCTTTCCCAGCCAGCAACGGATTATGGACGCAACCAGTTTAAGTCGCGCTACAGTCATCAGAAAGCTAAAATGGCTAGAAGAAGCTGGGCTAATATCCCGCGTCAAACGCTACAATAATTCCGATATTTATAGCTTGGAATTTGAAAAGTCGCATATTGAGACGTCTCAAATTGAGACTTTTGGGGTATCACAGTGCGACACTAACCAGAAAGAACCATTACCTATAAATAAAAATAAAAAATATTTGGTTGAAGATTTACAGCTAGACGATGAATTAATTGACTATGCTAAAGAAAAAGGCGTTGACCCTCACCAGCTATTAGAGACTTTGCATTTATGGTCGGAACAAAATGGCGGCAAAAGATACCACAATCTAAAAGCATTCTTTAAGAATTGCGTCAGGAAAGAAGCTGACAATCCAAGAAAGTTACAAAGCAAAAAGGATTCAGTTATTGGGGGCGGCAAGAAGATGCTGACTATGGAACAATGGGACGCGCTATCGGACACCATGCGCGATTATTACAGAAGAATGCGTCCCGACGTCATTAGACAACTGGGTTTGTAAAAAAAGTTTAAAAAAAGTTAAATTAGTTGTTGACCCTATTATTTATAGTGTGGTAGGCTGGGGGTGTACCACATTTTAATTAGGAGAGACTAAAATGGAAGACATGGCAAACGCCTTAGAAAACATCAAAAAAATCGAAGCGATGCAAAATCAAATTATAGGGTTACAAAGCAAACCAAATACAAAGTTTGACGATGATTGCAGAGAGGCTTTTGTAGCTTTAGAGACAGCAAGCCAAAAATTAGCAAATCTTTTTTTTCAACAAGCTAAAGAAAGGGATGCGGCGTAAGCCGCCCCAGAGGGAGAGTAAAAGATGAAATGGTATGAGATTTTTGCGGAGTTTTTGGTAACAGCCGCGCTTTTTATTACTATGTATGTAGTAATGGTTTTTGTATTTGTCCTATAGCAGATAACGATGATTTATAAGAATGGAGAGCCTTTGGATGGCAAAGTTAAGTGGGGTGAAGTTTTGAGATATTTGGATGATGCGGATATATTTGTTGCTACTAACCAACATGATTATTCGGTTCTAAGTTCTGCTTTGAGAAGAAACTTTTACACGTTCTTGTCTGGCAAGCACGATGGCAAATATGTTGCTCGAATTATAGCACCCAAATTATTTAAGGAGTTAAAAGATTATGATTGAGAGGAAAGAAGAAAAGCTGGATGCGGTGGAATTATATTTATTTGAACGCCGCCGCATCAAAGCTGAAAAAACTCAAGCCAGATGGCGTAAGGCTAATGCAAAAAAAAGGGATAGGGTTAAACGTCGCCAGCGGCATCTAACAAGCTACAAGCTGGCAAAAGGTTGCCAGCGATGCGGCTATAACCAGCATCCTAGCGCGTTATATTTTTATCACGTTAATGGAAAAAACATGAAGATTGCCAAAGCTATGGAATATGGTTTGACAACTTTATTTAAAGAATTGCGTAAGACAATGGTGACTTGCGCAAACTGTGTTGCAATCGCAACAGCAAAATCAATAACCAATAAGGAGAAAAAATGATGTTTGCACAAAAGAAAAATAATAATGATTTGGATTATTTATTAGATTTAATAAATATGAAAACTTTAGCACCAGCCAATAGCGTCGTTTTAAATATAACGCCAAACATGGCAAATTATATTTTGGAAAATCTTAATGTGAATAACAGAAGATTTAAAAGGGAAAAAATAAAACAATATGCATCTGATATGCTTATGAATAACTGGTTATTAACTGGTCAGCCTATAATATTTGGAAATGATGGATTGCTAAAGGACGGTCAAAATAGACTATCCGCGTGCGTTAAAGCTGAATGCGCTTTTGAATCTCAAGTTGTTTTCGGCGTTCATCCAGATAGCTTTTCGGTTATGGATACTGGCGCGAGGCGCGATTTAAAAGATATTATGACAATCTTAAATGTTAAAAATGCAGTTCAAGTTGCATCTTGTTTAAGGCAATATTTATCATTTGAATCTGGTGCGTCTGATTCAAAAACAGATTCTTTATATTTAACTAACGATTTCATGCGGGAATATTATGAAGAAAAAATTGATAGTGATTTGATGCAGAAAGCAGTTCTGAAAGCTAAACAAGTTTATGAAGTTACTGGATTGAGCAAATCAATTTTAGGTGCTTTATATTATTGGGCATCAGTCAATGGTAATAACGCACAAATAGTTGCTTTTTTTGAAAGTCTAATAAATAGCCACGGCGGTCAGCGTTCCCCGCAAAAAATTTTAATGCGAGCTATGGCAGAAATAAGAAACAACCCAGCACTAAAGATTTCAATCCGCGAACAATCAATTATGATTGGTCGTTCTTGGTGCAATTTTAGAGACAAAAAACTTTCTAAAAAATCAGACATGAATGTTTACGCAAACGACGTTTTGCCAAAAATCTAAGAAAGGGATGACCGATGTTTGAAGCGGCACTAGTATGTTTGGCGATGAATATCTATCACGAAGCAAAGAATCAACCAAGCATCGGTCAAATCGCTGTTGCGCAAGTGGTTATGAACCGCGTTATGGATAGCCGATATCCTGATGACGTTTGTTCTGTGGTAACGCAAGGGCAGACTTATTCATGGAATCCTAGCCAGCCCATTCGTCATAAATGCCAGTTTAGTTGGTATTGTGACGGAAAGTCAGACCAGCCGAAGGATGGCGAAGCATGGCAGAACGCTATGCTTTTAGCTGGCGGGGTATTGCTAGGGCGCATAGATGATATGGTTGAAGGTTCGACGCATTATCATGCAACGTATGTTCAGCCCGATTGGGCGCAAACAAAAACCTACGTGGTCAGGATAGATGACCATATATTTTATAGATGGGAGAAAAGATGAAAGCTACAGAAATGACTGTTGAACAGTTTAAAGCAGAATTAAAAGAAATCAAAAGGCGTTCTTTACAAATTGAAAAACAAGATTGGTCAGGTTTTAGAACCAAATCAACAAAATATGTTGGCAAGCAAAAGCCACTTAAAACGCATTGGAAAATGATATGAGATATTTAATTATAGCAATAGCATTGACAGGATGCGCTAACTTTGAACCTGTTGTTGATTTAAGAGCCAGCGAAGAAAAGGCGCATTTATATCAGCGAGACTTGACGGAATGTCGTATGCTGGCATCTATGGCTAGGGGTTGGATAGATAAAGCATTGATAAGCGACAGCCCTATGGTTACTAAATGCTTACAAGGGCGAGGGCATAACGTCTTGAACAATCCATCCTGATATGTCATTGTCGCGATATGGAAGTAGAATTTTTTGAAGAAGATGTTATCTGTCATCATTGCGAGGAACTTACACGCGGAATCGTGGAACAGCACTCAGCGCAAATCATTTGTTCGGTTTGCGCTGATGTTATTTTCGATGCTAGGGGCATCGGCGGTGGCAGTGTCTTTATGTTGACCTTAGAAGACGAGAGCGTTCACTAATGCAGATAAATGTTACCAGCAATGCAAGCGCACTGTCTAAAGCAATAGATGGTTTAGGACGCAATCAACTGCCATTTGCAATGCATCGTGCGATTAACGATGCGGCGTTTGCAGTAAGAAAAGAAATAGTGGAGCGCACATACCCTCAATCGTTTGTTGTTAAGAACAGGTCGTTTGCTAAAGCGATGTTCAGGGTTGATAAGTCACCAAACAAACGCAAACTGGTTGCGCGGGTTTATGATAGATTCGGTAAAGACTATATGGTGAATCAAGCAGAGGGCGGCACTAAGTTCGTGCGCGGTCAGTATCTAGCTATTCCAGCACAAGACCGTCCAGTTGTTAAAAGCAAAGCCAGCTATAATCGCAACGCCCCTAGAACATTATTGCAAAAGCCAAAAGTGTTTGCACAAGATGTTAATGGTCAACCGATGATATTAGAGCGCAGAACTAAAAAGCCATATCCATTAAAAAGATTGTATCTATTAGAAGAACAGAATGCGAGAATACCAAAGCGTTTCCCATTCTATGAGCGAGGGCAAGCAGTGGCACGTAAATCATTCGCTGATAACTTTACAAAGCGGTTTCAACAGGCAAAAAGGTCGGCGCGCAGATAAAAAGGTACTGGGACAGACTAACCGTCGTGGGTAACGCGCTAC